CTTAGCAACTTTGTGTTGTTTCCAAACAAATATCTTAGGTTCTTTTTTAGAATGAGTATAAATCTCATTTTGCCAATTTCTATAAACTGAGTTAGGCGCTATCACTACAACATCATTTATCTCGTCAATATCATATAAGTAGTTAGCATTATCTATAGCAACTTTTGTTTTGCCTGTACCCATCTCCATAAAATATGCATACAACTTATGGTTGTGTCCATACTGTAAAGCTTTGAGTTGATGTTGATATGGTTTAGTTTTACAAACTTGTTCTAAGCCTTTCATACCTCTCTTTAAACTTTATCCTTTACAAAATCAATTAAAACTTTATAAGAACGAATCAAGGAGGTTCTATGGATTTAGAACAAGAGTCGACCATTGCGGTCGATACAGGCTTATCAAGTGATATAGCCGATTCTTGCAATAAGTTAATAGCAACTCAGAAAAAAATAAAGACGATTGAAGATCAACTGAAAAAAGAAAAAGATGTTGAGTCCAACCTTTCTGAGAACACTATTCCAAACTTAATGCGAAAAGCAGGTATAACGATGCTTAAATTAGCAGATGGTTCATCTGTTGAAATAGGTAAGAAATACTTGGCACGAATACCGGCCTCGAAAACAGATCAAGCATTCAATTGGTTACGTACTAATGGATTTGAAGACCTCATTAAAAATGATGTTAATCTTTCATTTGGTATGAAACAAGATAACGAAGCTAGATCTCTAGTACAGGATCTTAAAGATAAAGGTTTTGCGGTACAACAAAAAACCCACGTGCATCACAGTACACTAGGTGGATTTGTGAAGGAACAAATTGAAAATGGCAAAGATGTGCCACACGATTTGTTTGGGATATATATAAAAGACAAAACCAAATTAACTACGAAGGACTAATAAATGCAGAACGCACAAACGCAAAAACCTCAGGCCAAAGAGGTTCAAGTAAAAAAGCAGGCACCGCTTCCTTCTAAAATAGATTTAGAAGCAGCAGAGGGTCAAGGTAGTGAGTTCGTCACAGCACGTGATCAGAAACTACCTATCCTTAAAATTCTATATGCTAACTCACCTGTCTTAGATGAGAGTGATGGCAAGTATATAGAGACAGCAAAACAGGGGGACATATATAGTGAAACTTCCGGTACCGTATGGAAAGGTAAGGAAGGTATCTATGTTGTACCTTGTTTGTTTATCAATACTTTCAATGAGTGGAAAGACAAAGGTGAGAGTATAGGTAGACCTGTACAAATTCATACTGATCCGTCTATTATGAGTCAGACATCTAGATCAGATGATAATAAAGATAGATTACCTAATGGCAATTATGTCGAAGATACAGGTAATCACTTTGTTTATATTTTAGACAAAAACTTTCAGCCAGTAGAACAAGCGCTTATTGCGATGAAGTCTACACAAAAGAAAAAGTCTAAGACTTGGTGTTCAATGATGGAATCAAGAAGAGTACCAAGAAAAAGTGGACAGGGCACATTCAAACCACCATATTGGTCAACTATATATAAGCTGACTACAACTAAAGAGTCTAATTCACAGAACTCTTGGTATGGTTGGGTGATTGATTTCGAAAAATATTTAGATGGTAATAAGGACGCTGAGCTCTTAAACCAAACTAAAACATTTTACGAAAGTGCAATGAAGAGTGATATTTTCGGTAAAATAGAATTTAACGAAGATAATAAAGAACTTAAAAAAGTAAATAATTCTTCAACACCGTTCTAATGATAAAAGATCTTTTGCAATTATTTGACGGAGATCTTTCTAAGCACTTAGTGACCTCTCTTACAGGGGAGGTCTCTGAGGCAAACAAGAAGGAAGCCTACACCATAACAGCTTATGAAAAGGTAAACGAAAAGTTATGGCAACTACACTTAGATGGTAAGAAAAGAATCGGTGTGTTCCCAATCAAGGATGATAAAGTTAAATGGGGTTGCATTGATATCGATCCACGTAACTATGCTGATTACTCATCTAAAAAATATATAGATATAATTAAGAATTTTAATTTACCACTTGTAGCAATAAAATCTAAATCAGGTGGCCTACATTTGTTTTTATTTTTTAAGGAATGGACTGAAAGAGATAAAGCATCTGAGATATTAGATGATTGGAATAATAAATACTTTGGAAGTAAAGAAGTTTTTCCTACACAAGATAAAGGTGTTAATATGCCTTACTTTAAAATGCACGCAACTCTTGAACACGCTTTTGATACCAATGGTAATGGTTTACTTATTGGTGCATTCATAGAATTAGCAAAAACAAAACTGTGCACTTACGAACAACTTAAAAGTATTAAAGTAGAATCACCGATTGATGAATCGTTATATAGTGAATACCCACCTTGCGTACAAAATTTAATGAGAGAGAAATGGTCAGGTAATCATCGTAACGATATGTTATTTAATGTTGCTGTTTTAAAATATAAAGAACACGATGGTAAAATTTCTAAGGTAGATATGAGGCAGCATCTAATAGAAAAGAATAAAGAATACTTTACCAATCCTATGCCTGACAATGAAGTAGAGCAAACAGTTTTAAAATCAATAAGTAAGCCACAAGATTATTTTTATAAATGTCCACCAAGGTATAATGGCTTGGTTCCTATATGTGATAAGGAGCAATGTAAGCTAAGAAAACTAGGTTTAAATCAACAGGCTCCTGACATCATTAATGAGTTTGAAGAAGTAGAGTTTACTAAAGATTTAAAAAGTATGTTGTATAGTTTTAAATTTAGAGGACAACATATAACTGTAACTCCTGAAGATATGGTTGATGAGAAGTCTTGGAAAAAGAAACTTATGAATTATAAAATTTATTGGATGAATCTACCACGTCCTAGATCAGGCCCTAACCCTTTTGAATTAATGATGCGTTCACTTGTTGAGATGGCGAGTGAAAACGATAGTATGAAATTTACTGACACAATTGAAGAGAGACAATATACAATACTAAAAGAATTTTTTGAAAATCACATAGAAGAAGATAGTTTTGAAAAACTAAATGATGGTTACGTTCATATAGATGATTCTAATAATTGTTATTTTAAAAAGTCTACTTTACAGGACTTCTTAGATAGACGTAAGAAAATATTTAATTCTACACAAGAAGCTATGAGATTTTTAAACTGTATTAGGTTAGACTATTTTAATGGCATAAAAAATGTTTGGAAAGTTAAGTTACCAAAGTTTGTAGAATATGCTAAACCTAAGAAGAGTGTAAAGAAACAAGACGATGCTGTAAGTGAATTTGACAATGAATACCACACAAACAAATTTAGAACTAGCGAAACTAAAGGAACTAAAACATAAAACAATTAAAATATTTGGCCCACCAGGTACAGGAAAAACATTTACGTTAATTGAAAAAGTTTTAAAAGGTCATATTAAAAAAGGCACTAATCCTAATAACATAGCCTTCCTTTCGTTTACAAACAAAGCTGTGAATACCGCAGTAGCAAGAAGCTTAACAGCGTTTCCTAAATTTAACACAGATGACTTTAGTAGATTTAAAACTCTACATACTTATTGTAGAAGATATTTTGAAGAAGAAGTATTTGATCCTAAAGATTGTATGATCGACTTTGCAATACAAAACGGTATTGTTAAAAGATCTGACACTAGACTATCAGATGATAACTTCACTTACAAAGATTGGTCACTTGGTGTGTATAGTAAATCTAGAAACTTATTATTGTCACCAATAGAAGGATACAAAAGAGAAAACTATAAACGAGATAGTCTTGATATATATTTAAGAAAGATAAGAACATACGAACATTACAAGACAGCAGGTGGTAACAGATCATTTATTGACTTTGATGATATGATAGAGAAAGCCATATCTGAAATAAAGTTTCCGTCACTAGATGTTTTAATATTAGATGAGGCTCAAGATTGTACACCACTACAATGGTCTGTCATTTATAAGATGGCTGACAATGTAAAAAGAATTTATTTAGCAGGTGATGATGATCAAGGTATATATAAATGGAATGGTGCAGATCCTAGATATTTTACAGATTACTTTCCAGGTCGTAATGTAAAACTAAGAAAGACAAGACGATTCGGAGAAGCCATACATCATTTCTCACAGATTATAAGAAGAGGTATTTTAGATAGTGTTGAGAAAGAATACACACACGGCAATATAGATAATTATGTTAGAAGTTATTTAAATTTTAAAGAGCTGCCATTTGAAAAAGAACAAGGCACTTGGTTTATATTAGGTAGAATAAATTCATCTGTAAACGAATTACGTATGTTAGCAAAGGATGCGGGTCTATACTTTAAAGATAATAAAGATAATAAATGCTTTGATGAAAAGCAATGGGATGCAATTAAATGTTGGACTAAGATTAGCAATGGTAAAAAAATAAACAAACAACAAGCACAAAATCTATACAAGTATATAAGAGAACTTAAAACTTCTAATTATAGAGGAGAAAAATTTTGGTTAAATGAACCTGATCTTAAAGAATATGATTTTGAAACATTACAAGAATGGTGTGGTCTAGATCTAGAAGCAGAGTCTAAAACAAAACATTGGTATTGGATATTAAGAAGAAATTTTAAACCACAACAAATAAGACATTTTATAAGATTATTAAAAAGATATGGTCAAGCTGAATTAGATAAAGACCCTAAGATTATCATAGATACTATACACTCAGTTAAAGGTGATGAAGCAGATCACGTAGTCCTATACAGTAAAGGAAACTATCCGTCAAACTTTCATAATAAAACTAGAGAAGATAAAACCAATGAGAGAAAAGTTTGGTACACAGGTGCAACAAGAGCAAAAAAGTCTTTACATTTATTACGAACAAACTATAAGTATAACTATCCATTAGGAGCCGATTATTTAATCTATGTCCAAGAGCGAGGAAAAAATGACAGACGTTGATATGTTCAAACCTTTATTGAAAGCAGAGGACAGACAAATAGGAGGCCGGCACTACAAAGGTTATACCATACAGCCTTACGATTTTATTTCTAAAAACAATTTATCTTTCTTTCAAGGGGTGTGTATTAAATACATAGTAAGATATTTAGAAAAGGGAAGAGAACAGGATTTAGAAAAAGTAAAACATTATTGTGACTTAGAAATATCAAGGTTAAAAAAATTAAAAAAGAAATGAAAGTATTAGATCTATTCAGTGGCATAGGTGGATTTAGTTACGGTTTAGATCAGGTTGGTTTTAAAACTGTAGCCTTTTGTGAGATGGATCAATACTGCAAATTAGTGCTGCAAAAACATTGGAAAGGAGTTAAA